TAGCACCCTTGGATCCCAATGCCCCGTAATTACACCCCGATGATGCCGCTCTGGTGGGTGGAGGAGCAGCTGGAATTAACGGACAGGTATCCAACGGGGTTGGCGTGGCGCACAAAGAATCGCTTCCACGAACCTGGAGACTCGGCAGGAATCCTGCATCAAAACGGCAAATTCTTTTACGTATCTCTTGCAAATGTGAAATTCACTGCCCATCGCCTGGTTTACTACCTGCGAACAGGCATTGATCCTGGTAATGCAGATGTACTACATCTTCCTGATAATCCTGAGCGGGACAACAGGAAAGAACTAATCCTCAAACAAAGAAAACCTGCACGCATTCCCAAGTACAGACGCAACCGCAACCCAAAAGAACTACAAACAACCCTGGTGAACTAAATGGCAAATTTCGTTAGTGGCTACCAACGGCACGTGGATGCCTTCTCAGATTTTGTTTTTGTCCATGACATTGATTCTTTGTCTGATGAACAGTTAGATGCCCACGGTTACTACCGTGGTTTTGTTTGTCCACATGGTCATTACATCCGTAATAAGGATAAGCACTGGTGTTATGAATGCGTCAGAAAAATAATGAACAATAATTGTGGTTTTGATATCAATTACATGCACGGTCAATACAAAATAAAACTTCTTTCCTTGTGGGAACGTATCACCATTGGTGAACCAGACGAATGTTGGGATTCACATACGCTTACAACACCACGTGTGAACATACCTTCTTACCGTTCGTTAAATAAACCAAGAGTTACCGATAACATCAATGTGCATAAAGTGATTTACCATTGCGCCTGGGGTGATGTCGGCAGTTTATTTGTGACACGTACTTGTAAAAATAAAAAATGCATGAATCCTTTGCATATGGTATCCAGCTGGAATCGTGTGTTTCCACCTGAGACCATGCATCCTTTCTGCCCTGAATTTGATCCTCAAAAACTAATGTATTTTGCAAGAAATAACATGCAAGAAAAACCTAAACAACTCCTGGAAGCAGAGTACAAAAACACAATCCAACATCCGTTAGTGAATAAAAATACCCCCGATTATGATGAGGAGAAGGAAATGTATTACGGTTTATATGCGAAGAAATACCACAAGTCAAGTAAGGAGGAGTCAGGATGACCCCTTGGTTTTGGGTACTTTCAGCCAAACATCTCTACGTTATCTAACAGGATCTTTTGGTCCAAAATACCGTCCAATTGGTAAAGCAGATACCGGTCAAATTTCAAACGGAGGCATTGGTGGAGGTACCTACAATAACTGGTTTCAAATAAACATTACCTCTCCTGCTTGGATTATCATTGCCAAAGGTCCGCCAAGACCTAAGTATATCCAAGTGTCTGCTTACAATTTAAATAAGATACCTTTAACAAGTAAAGGAATTTTTGATGCAGATTCTATTGCGATAGGAAATTACTATCCTTATCTTGGTCAAATAATATCGGCGGGTTCTGATCTATACAATACCTATGAAAGGTTACGTTTAGATCGTGGCGATGATCGGTATTTCCCACTGGAAGCAGGGAGCTATCTTATTTGTGTTTCTAGTACACGCAATGAACCCTTGGATTATTCGCTGGGAATTATAATTGAATTCCCTGAAACAGAAGGTTTATTTGCATTAGAAGATAATGACGGAAGTATTCTGTCGCAAGAAACTTCTGTTAATTCCGCTGAGGTTGAAAGTCCTGTTAATTCAAATATTTCAATTCCACTTGATGCTTTTACAGAAGAAGAATGTATTATTAATCCAGGAATAACTGTTACAGTAGAAGCATCAGCTGAATGGTTAATTGGCGATCGAATTCCAGAGGCAGACCTTGCCTTATTTGGTGTTATTTTAGAGCCTGGTGATCCTGCTTACTTCCAAACAATTCATGATCATTCATTGTCAGAATGGAAAGCGGCTTGGGATCGAGAGCATCAACAAGACGATCGCTTCCCTGAACTATTTGTAGGTTTGACTAACCGAGGATGATTAAACAACTTTTTTCTTTTCTGTTCCAAAAGGTAACACCTGGTACTACAACAGAACGTTGGTTGCGTTATTGTAAAAAGAATCCAAGTGCTGCTTGCTGTCGTATTTACGATTTATAAATGGAAAAAGAAAAAGAAACAAAAGAAAAACAGTCAAACATCTCAGAAGCCACTGAAAAAGATTGGGCTGACTTCTTTGAAGTACAAGAAGATTTAAGGTATCTATTTGATAGGTGACAAATTAGAATAAAAGAAATGAGGCAAACTAATGCTACATCTTAATCAGTACATTGAAGTTGCATTTGCTGTACACGCAGCAGCTTCTGCTATTTGTGCTTTGACTCCTACCAAGAAAGATGACACCATCCTTGGTTATCTCTATAAGGTAATTGAGTTCCTTGCACTTAACATTGGACGTGCCAAAGAGCGTTAATCAGGTAATGCCTGGAACCAAAAAACGCATCCATTATTTGCTTCTACCCAATCCCTAGTTGCGTACGCTTCTTCTTTTGGAAGTGTTACGCATTTTTTTTCTTCTCCAACTTCCCAGCAAATGTTAACCCTTATGTAGGGTTCTTTATATTTTTTCACCTTAGTAATTCCAACGCACCCGTATCTTACTACTGCGGATGCCCACGTGTACAAAGCCCTTGGAAGCACCATAGCCTAGGGAGTAAGGCCAATGGGCATCGCACCAGGATTGAACAGCATGTGTATCTGCCCCCTGGATGTAGAAGTCAATTGCTCCTTTAGAGGGCTCGCTGTAAGTGTGCTCACTACCTGGTGCACCGCCCACCTGAGTGTTGATGGGCTCTGGCCTGGAACCACTTGTGATGATAATTGGCTTACTGCCAAAGGCTAACCTTACTTTTTCCAAAAATAAACACAGTTGTTTTGCAGTATCACATTGATGCTGCTGTTTAAATTTACGTTCCTTCTGTTGAAGGATTAATTCACCGTACGTAATATTAGGGGTTACTTTAAAGTCAAGAGGACTATTGGGTTTGAAATCATTGTTATATGGATTTGGATCATCAGCTCTTCCGATAGTACCAAGCTTGCCATCCATTATTTGAATTAATTTAGAAGCATAGGCTGGATCAGTAGCGTAACCCTCTTTATATAAAAGCTCTGCGCATTCATTCCTACTATTTGCTCTATTAACTCCTTTATATCTACCAAAGTCCTTGTACCAGCGATCTACAAGGTAATGAACACATGTTTCTATATCAGGGAAATCAAGAAATCCATCTTTAATAGTTACCCACTTTCCGTTAATAAACTCCTGTGTTGTTGCTGACGTACCTGGCCCCTTAAGGCCAAAGAAGTTATTTTTACCTGACGTATGCCTGCCACCTGCTGATTCCAGGCGCCATTGAGCAGCTACGCATTCTGGGAACTTGGCACCAGCTTTCTTTGCAGTTGCTACTACGCCGTCCCAGTTATTTAAATCTTCTTGTTTCTTATTTCGATATTTCTCTGCAAATGCATTTAAAACATTGGGATTAACTTGTAATTCAAGCCAATCCCATGCTTCGATTTGATGCTGCTCGTTTTGAAAGTATTTTGCAGCATCTCTAAGTTTAATTGTCACTTTTACCTCAACCCGTACATATAAATAGTACCAGTTGCAGCAGTGGGTCCGTTAAAACGAAAAACATCAAAAGGAAGACCGTTTGTGCTTTTTGCTGCAAAATGACCTTCTCTTTCAATAGCACCAAGACTATTGTTTAATTTGTTTAATACGACTCCCGTGCTAGTAGTTGTAGTAGATCTAAATTGAACTTCAGTTGAATTTGTCCCAAAATCAGGGCAGTTAATAATAATTTCGGCATCAACAATCCCACTGGTTGTGTTGTAAAACATGTTTGCAACAATAGTGGATAATGTATTCAGCGTAGGATCTTGCAAAGCAGTACTAGATGCATCTGTATTGATATTGCCAAGACTACCTAAATTACCTGCTCGAAAAGTAAATGTATTTTGAGATGATGTTATCCATTTTACTTGAAATTTTAACTCTCTAAAATTAGTAAAATCATAATTAAAAAGAGACGCTGGAGTTAAAGTAATTTCATTAGTGTTAATAATTTTCTGGGCTTCTAATAGAACGTAAGGAGTTTTAGTGTAAGTAAATAAAGGTGTAGGCATTAGTCAACCCTCCATCCAAAAGTGCTGTTAATGTATGTTAATTTTATTTGTCTATTTAGTAAATGAGGAACAAAAGCAATTAAATTGTCTGCTATTCCCATAATATTTTCACCGTTTCTACTAATAGTAATGAAAAAAGGATCTCTAAAGCTAGTTGTTCCAACAAATAAATCTTCTTGTAAATTTACAGGATCCAGTAAAAAACCGACATGGGCGCCTATAGGAGGAGAAGATGGCAAAGTAATATTTACAGAACTAGGAATAACCGGAGGACTAGGAGTGTATAAATAATACTCTCCATTAGCTAAAGTTTTACTTGATGTTCCAGAAGTAAATGTCTGTGGTACAAAAGGAGTGCTTCCTACTGTAAGTGTTCCAGATACTGTAGCATCTCCCGAAACAATTAAATTATTGTTTACTACTGTACTAGGAGCTGATAATTGAACCGTTATACCAGAAGTATTTAAAGGTATGATTGAAAATAAATTTGCAGAAGTACTATAGTTAATTTGGCCAACACCAAAGTTTGATTGACCTGAACCATACCAAATGTTCGCACTTGAAGAAGAAATTATACCAATGCCTTCTTGTGAGCCTCCCCCATCAATAATTAAATTGTTAGAGTTTGGGCTGTAATCACTTGCATTTCCTGTGCCAATACTAAGCTTTGCTCCATTAACATTTTCAAAACGTGCAACAGTAGCTCCAGATGCAATAACGTCTAATTTATTTGTAAAGTTTTGAGCAAAACCAAGTTTTTCCCCAACTGGCCTATTTCCTATATCAAAAGCAGGGCTCGCAGTACTCCCTGGAAGACGCGATTTAACAACACCACCTTCAACAAAAAAACCAAATACACCTGATCTTGCTGTTATTTTTTCACCTGAAATAAAAGTACCTGTCAAAGAAGTAAACTGACCAGTTGTTGCTGTCAGTGTTTGATTGACATTTAAATTGGTATTAAATGTAGAAGGTGCTCCAACGCTAACTGCTTCAAAAATACCGCTAACTGTATTAACTGTATGCCCTGTAATTAATTGACCTGATAACAAAGAAGTAAATATACCGGTTGCGGAAGTTACCGTATTAAATGCATTATTAATAACAATACGGTCAAAGGTACCACTAGTTACATTTAAGGTATTACCTGTAATTGTCTGACCAGAAAGATTTGTATACACACCGGAAGTGCCTTGTACAGTGTTGCCGGTAACTGTATTACCTAAAACAGTACTAAATTTACCACTTACACCTGTGACTGTTTGACCTGTAACTACAGTAAACCTGCCCGCATTTCCTGTTACCACTAAACCAGAAACTGCCTGGGTAAATGTTCCTGTTGTACCAGTAATATTTGTAAAGCTAAGATTTACACCAGTCGCGGTTGTAAAAGAACCTGTTACCGCAGTTAGTTTTTGATTAACAGTAAGTTGAGTATTAAAAGTGGAAGGGGCGTCTACGGTAATTGTATTAAAATGACCACTGGTTACGTTTAACAAATCACCGGTAATTGTGCCGCCAGAAAGAAATGTAAATGTTCCGGAAGCATTTGTTAATGAAGGAAAATCAACAGTAGCACCTGAAATATAACTAAATAAACCACTGGCTATGTTGAGTGTATTGCCAGTTAACGTATTAAATTGTCCGTTATTGCCAGTAATTGTTTGTCCTGACAGATAAGTATAAATGCCGCTATCAGTGGTAATAGAAGGAAGTTGTAAAGTTGTTCCTGAAATGGTTCCAAAAATGCCGGTTGTCGCTTCTACTCGATTTCCAGTTACCGTATTAAATTTACCTGTTGTACCACTAACGGTTGTGCCGAATACTTGTGTAGTGAAATTACCGTTAACGCCTGTTAAATTAGTAAACCTGCCTGCATTTCCAGTTACGACAGCACCGGATAACAGCCCTGGAAAAACACCTGTTTGAATTGTTGCTTGCTGATTGACTGTGATTGTGGTATTAAATGTTGACGGGGCATCAACAGTAATGGTATTAAAATGACCACTTGTCGCATTTAATAAATCACCTGTGATTGTTTGGCCTGACAGGTTGGTAAAAGTACCACTATTAACAGTAAAAGAAGGAAGAGCTAATGTTGCACCTGAAATATAACTAAAAAATCCACTAGTTGCGTTAACTGTTTTGCCAGTTAACGTAGTAAATTGACCTGCATTACCAGTAATCGTTCCACCTGACAGATTTGTAAAGTTACCAGAAGCTAAGTCCAGAGAAGGAACTTGGATGGTCTGACCGGTAATCTGATTAAATACACCCGTCCCACCACTGATAACATTTCCAGTTAAGGTATTAAATCTACCCTGGGCGCCGGTAACAGTTTGGCCAAATAATGTATTTGTGTAATAACCGTTTTGACCAGTTACTGAAGTAAACTTAGCAGTTGTTCCAGTGACAGTTTGTCCTGATAAAACAGCAGTAAATACACCAGTTGCGCTGGTAAGTTTTTCAGTAACAGTCAGTTGAGAGTTAAAAGTAGAAGGGCCATCAACAGTTGTTGTACTAAAATGACCTGTTGTTGCTTGTACTTTATTGCCTGTAATTAATGTTCCCGATAAATTTGTAGTAAAAACGCCTGTTTCTGCCGTAATTTTATTTGTATTTTGAATTACTGTAGCTTCAAAAGTAGCGGCAGTAAGTGTGCCTGTAAAATTACCATTATTAGAATTTACTACTAAACCAGTTATTTGATTGGTTGATTCAAGTGTTTGTGCTTGGACAGTGCCGGATGGTACATTGATCCGCCTAAAAGTACCTGTTCCAGCATTAACAAAATTACTGGATACTGTTGCAAATGTACCAGACACACCAGTAAGGGATGTTGCCTGAATTGTTGTACCAGTGACCAATGCACTGGAAACTTGCGACGTAAAATTACCCGTTGTAGCAGTTGCTGTGACAACTGTTAAAGACGTACCAGATATATCAGTGCCCGAGATCGTATTTGCAGTAACAGAATCAATATTTAGTGCGCCTGTTGCGCTAATTGTTCCAGATACTAAATTAACCAGACCAGACAATGCAATTGTTCTGTCTGCACCGCCATCTGTAAAAGTAACGGTATCAATTTTAATACGTCCGTAGGGCATTGTATTTTCCTAAATTAAATACCAATAACAGTCCATGTGGTTCCGTTGTACCAGCACAAAGCTTTTGCGCTACCTCCTCCTGTTACAGGGTTACCAACAGATGGAGAGTTTGCATCCGTAACAATTACTTGTGTACCTAGCGTGCCTACAGGCAACTCGCTAAACAGGTAAGAAGAGGGAAGAAGGCTGGCATAGAAACTGCTTAAATATTGTTTGAATTCGGTAAAGGTAATTTTTTTGTTGCGCAGTGTGGGGTCAACTTCAAAAACTGAGACCAGAGTTAAAAGGTCTAGCTCTTGAATGTCGGCCCCATTAATTGATGGAAAATCGGTAATACGTCGATTTGACACCTATCCACTGCTAACTATTCTCTTTTTATTATAGAGCTGATTACTTAGTTTACCTTAATTTCAATACGTGGCAACACATTGGTTGCAAAGTTCCAAGTCCATTGAATTCCTGTTACAATTCCGCAAGAAAGCAAAATAACAATGAGGATTTCTGCAACCGTTAAATTACGTCGAACGTAAACAACACGTTGCGGTTGAGGAGGAATAGATACACCCCCTTCTCTTTGACCCAGTGTTTGTTGTACTGCTGCCTGACGTGCCCTGGCTTTCAGCATCTCCAGCATCTCTGGAGTAATAGGCGGTTCTGATTGCTGGGGAGCAGGTGGTTGACTAGGGGGAATTTGTTCTTCCATGTTCCAGGTTGGTTTTTCACAGATTAGCACCTAAAAGAGGTTGTTGAAATTATGCAGTACGGTTTAAGAAAAAGCCTGTCCGACATTGCGCATGAGTTGAAAGGTATCAGGAATGTCCTTTCTTCCATGTGGCAAAGCCGCTATGCAACAGGAGAAACTGATGGATTGAATCCACAGGCTTTTGCTGATGAATACATCTCTACAGAAGAGTGTGGCAAAAGGCTTGGCGTATCTGATCAAACGATACGTAACTGGATTTCAATTGGAAGAAAAGATCCGTCAAAAGGGTGGACCGAAGGGATCCATTACGTGAACGTATCACCTGATGTAAAACGAAAAGCAGTTATACGTGTCCCCTGGAACTACCTTGTCCAATCATTTGCGCGTAATGAAAAAACAGATGAAAAGAACTTAAGAGGTACATACAACTTATACAAACCAGACAAGGAATTTCTTGAGTAATGGCACATCGTTTTAAAGGAATCGATATAGATTCAATAACCATCAAAAACCATGTGCAGGAATTACCTGAATCTCTGGTGCTCCAGATTGAAATGTTCTTGCCGCCGGAAGGTTCGTTTGATGATGGGTGTCTTAGGAGGTACCTGCAAAATTTAAAAAGCTACGAAGAAGAGGATGCTAACTCTGGCATGACACTTGCCAATAGATTGCGTCTTGCTTTCCTAGATTTAAAACCCGATACAATTTGTGGTAAATTTCCCCAAGCTGAGTTGCCTTTAAAAAGAAGGTTGCGTTGCGTTGCAGAGTATCTGATACGTTCTGGGGAATTTAGTAAGGTAAGGGATGAAAACGGAAAGCTTCTTAAAAAAAGAGGAGTGTTGGGCAAATTAGTTGTACTATACCAACCAACACAAAAGCTTATAGAATCACTTCATAAACAAGGATTATTAGAAGAATGGACCGCCGAGAAAAATTAATTGCTTCTGTTATTGGTCCAGAAATGGACGAAACAAAAGCAAAGATGCTTGATGCAACAATCAAGTTGGTGCTAGGTGATATGGGCCAGCAATACTGCAAGATGTGGGAGCTGGAAGGTCCAGGTGTAATGGTGTTTCAACCAAAGAACAAAGAACGTTCGATGTTCTTTTGGACGCTAAAAGAACTGCATGCTGCACAAGAAGATTGTGAACGTAGCAACGAAGGTGATCTAGCAGAAACATTCCGTCGAATCTTGGCAGCTGCACAGAAGATTGATCCAACGGAAAAAGCTGGTTATGTAATCAACGATAATGAGGGCTTGCGTTACCTTGAAATTGATTACAACCAGGTGTCTGACAAATGAGTGAACATAGGGTACGTAGCGTAACAGCACGTAATGAAGGCGCTGAGCTTATCACGTCATCTGACCTTGTGATGGCTGCAAATGAACTGATGGGTGGCATTGATCTTGATGTTGCAAGTTCAAAAGTTGCCAACGAATATGTACAAGCTACAGAATATTACACACCATCGGATGATGGTTTGAATAGCCAGCAGTGGTACGGAAGTGCTTATTTGTTTCCACCAGCGGGCGCATACTTCTGGGATAAAAAGAATGAACGCTGGAAGATGACAAGGGCATCTTCTATTTCATTGACTTCATCCCATGCAGTGTGGTTTCGTCGGATGTACCATGCGTGGTTAGCGAGAGAGATTAAACAAGGTTTATATTTCTCCAACTGTCCTGACATGATTCGTTACGAGCCAAAGATCTTCAAGTTTCCAATGTGCATCTTACGAACTGCACCTTATCTATTGTGCAATAAAGATGGAGAGGTAAAAAGAAAACAAACGTGCACCTCATTCCTTGTCTACTTGCCGCCACAGGATGCTTCCACTGATGCTGTGGATACGTTCGTCAAAGTGTATGGAGAACGTGGCCATCTCCTTGTTTGATTTAGTATACTAAAGAGCGATTACAGGGATTTATGAGCGTCCTTGCCGACTGGGAAATCAAAAAACTCGCTGAAGAAGAGGAGATGATTCAACCTTTTGTTGATCATCTGATCAGTCGTGAGGATGACCGTAAGTTACTTAGCTATGGCCTTAGCTCTTATGGTTACGATATCCGCCTTTCCCCAAAACAATGCTTGATCTTCGGTAAGGTACAAGCTGGTGATTGTGATCCAAAAGATTTTGATCCCGACATCTTAAAGCCCGCTGATCTCCTGGAGGATGAACGCGGTAAGTACTTCTTGCTGCCTCCATATGGCTATTGCCTTGGCGTTGCACAAGAACGTTTGAAGTTACCTCGTGACGTTACTGTTGTTGCTGTAGGTAAATCTACCTATGCACGCTCTGGTATCTTGGTAAACATTACGCCAGCAGAAAGTGGTTGGGAAGGCTACCTGACGCTTGAAATTAGTAATTGCACTGGTTTGTTCAATCGCATCTATGCGAACGAAGGGATTACTCAATTACTTTTCTATCGTGGTAATCCTTGCCACACTACTTACCAGGATCGGAAAGGTAAGTATCAAGACCAACCTAATAACGTAGTGTTTTCTCAGGTTTAACCAAAGGGTTTGCCGAATTGAATCGAAGGCTTACGGGCGTAGCTCATACCACCGGCACGCCCGCCTGAGTCCCCAAGAGAAGGTAATTCAACACCATTGATCTCCAAACGTGAGCGTGGTGTTTCTCCATCGATTGTAGGCTCTGCGATACCAGCACGTTGGCGGTATCTACCAGCAGTGCGTGCCGCTTTAAAAAATTTAGCTACACGATTTTGTTTACGATTAACCGATTCAGCCGCATCTCTTTTATCTTCATCCAGCCTTCTTAGATCTGTGTCATATGCCTGTTCAGGCCGTAGGTCAGATACTTCAGCTCCAGAAGTACCTGAATCCTGCCGAGGATCGTATGTAGGTCTTAATATGTTTGCCATCTTATTATTGTAAAAGAAGTAAATCAACTAATTGCTGTGATGCATTCTGCTGCAAGTTTTCTCGATAACTTTGTCAAAGATGAAGTTAGTTGCCGTTGTTTAACTGATGAAACATTCGGTCAGCCTCTCGCCAATGAAGAAAATGACGTACCATTGTATGACATGTACAATCGAGGTTTAGTGGCATGCGAGAGTGGCTTGGAACGGAAACAACTGAATTTAGAGGGAGCACGTCTGGGAACGACGGGCTATATTCCTTCAATGGAGGAAGGGATGGAAATGGGAGCATCACCGAGGTCCAAGACGCTGGTAATGGAGCTGGAGGAGCCGGACGAGAAGGAGATGATGCTGTCGGCCAAAAGACGTGGTTTGATGCGGTAGATGAAAGTATGGAATGCAAGGATGGTGTGTGTCCTGTCCCCTGGTTAAAAAAACCTACTGACACCGATTACGTAAACCATCCTCCTCATTACACAGAAGGCGGGCTTGAATGCATTGAAGCAATTGAAGCCCAGCTTACACCAGAGGAATATCGTGGTTATCTAAAAGGTAATATTGCCAAGTATGTTTGGCGTGAGAAACATAAAGGTGGCACTGAATCACTTAGGAAAGCGTCCTGGTATTTAGAACGCCTTATTGGATTCGATAAGGACTAGAAAGGTTGTAGATCATCATCTTCGTCGTCGTCTTGCAAACAAGCGGCGGCGAGTTCTGCTAATTCAATATCAGTTGGATGATCCCAATCAATTTCAATTTCTTCTTCTGCCATGATGTTTTTAATGGCGTGCCATTCCATCATTCGTTGATGGTACAGATTAAGAAGTGCACACCGTAACTCTTCCCACGTCATTTCCTGGGACTCCACCTCAGCTTTGCGCATTGCAAATTGAAGTTCCAGGGGCAGTGCGAACTCCCGTGGTTCTACTGAATGCTCCATTCCGGTCTTCATGCTTTTGATGAAATTATTCTAATCGTAGCTGTTAAAGATAGAATCCAGGGCGGAATCACAAAAGTCAAGCCACGGATCCTCATCAATGCAAAAATCGTTGGCAAATTCAGAAAGTAAATAAGGATTTAACTTTTCTTCAAGATTGCGTATTGCTCTGACCTGATGCGGAGATGCGCAGTAATTACGGAATGCTTTCAATAAGATTTCCGTTGATGACCAGGGGTTTGCTTCAACTTCTTGTAGGAACAAGTTGATCTCTTCCCTTCTGCGATCCAGAAGTCCACCAATTACTTTGTGGTATTCATCAAAGATCCATTTGCCTATTTCCTCTGTAGCACCAGAGAAATCTTCTGCTTCAATGCAATCAATCACACTGCTGTACAGAAAAGCGTCCCAGCCTACGGAATGGACAAATGATACTAGGGCCTGATGCATGGATCCATCAAGACCAAGGTTGAGTTTTAATAGTTGATTTTCAATAACTGATAATTCATGGAAAAGATATTCCAGTGCTTTTTCTTTTGTACAGCACTGGCCTTTTTTGACGGGAGAACCATCGGGATAGAACTGTGTCCCATACCCGATGGTATAAGGTTCACCACCTGTATGGGGATCAGGGTATGCCTTTTCGTTAAACCCTTCGTATTTACGAATTAGATTAACGGCATGCGAAAGATCCGCCATGGAAGTAACTACTATTACTTCCAATCATACACAATTTATTTACCTTGCCCTCGACGCAACTTACGTCCATGACTTGCCTTGGAATGCTGGCCGTTACCTTGCTTAGTTTTCTTGGGCTTGGAAACAATCAACAGGGCATTGGACTTGGGCTTAGCCATCGTGTCAAATGAGTAGCTCCTAAAGCTTAGCGCAAAAAGTACCAGGGGCAAGACTACTTAATCTCATCACCACTTCACCTTTTACTTTTGAACTGTACCTTTCTTTCTTCTATTATTGCATTGCTCTTTATGCGTAGCCCATCTAACGTTTCCTGGCTCGTAATGCCCTAAGTTGTCAATACGGTCAAGCGACATACCTTCTGGCCTAATTCCAATTTCAGCGATCAACGCTTCTAAAGATTGAAACCGAAATTCAATATTAGTGTAATAACCGCCGTGACCTGTTTTACAGCGACGTTTTGCTCTGTAATAGCTATTGCGTGTCCTTAGTAAACCCGCATCATTTTTTACTCCTGTTCCTTTTCGAACGCTTTTTCTCCCTTTGTATTTACAGGATCGGCAAGTCCATGTCCCACCTTTCCTGTTGTATTGGTCAATTCGAATAGACGAGTTTTTTCCGCAATCCGTACAGGCTACGTCAACATAATTCCACCGTGACTCAGGCATGTGGCAAGTAACTCTGAAGAAAGTATACCACTTATGATGATCCACTTCACTTTATGCGACCAGTAACGTGCTGACATTTTATCAGGATTAGGATCCTGGGCATTATGCCTAGCGTAATACGACTTCTTTCTTGCTTTATCTTTTTCACTCTTTGGATTTTTACCAGCACCTTCTACGCCTTGTTGACCAAAGCGTACAATCTTTTCCTTACCTCCTTCACACGCTTTAACCACATGACTCTTGGTTGCATGTCCAGGGGTACGTTTTGGTTTATTACAAGGCATTGAATCCTTGGCTAATTTTGCAGCTTTAGCTGCTTTCTTCCTTTTATCTGACATAAGTATTAACCGAATAGCGAACCAAATCCACCGCCTCTACTCATATTAAAATAGGAAGGTGCATTTTCATCTTCCTCATCACCAAACATATCAAAGTATTTTAATCTAAGTTGACTGGGTGTTTTACCAAGTTTTGGTACATCTGTATCTGAACCAAGTGCTCGATCAATCGATGACATTGCAGCAAAAGGATCAGAGAAATCAGGTAATTCAAATCCTAATAAACCAGTTAATCCTTTGGAAGAAGTAGCCTGCCCAACGTCAATTGCACTCAAACTTTTATCTTCTTCCGTTGCATCAGGAAGAAATTCTTTATAAAAATCTGCTTCACTGCCGCCAAATCCTGCGTTCTTAAATACTTTATACAATGCACTGCCACCAGCTGGAGCAGCTACTTGTTCATCGGTATCTCTTTGAATGTAACCATAACCAAGTTGTTCTTGCGTTGGCTTAATCTTTTGTTCGTTTAGCTGTCTAATGTCTTCTCGAATCTGTAAAGCAGGATCTGTACGTAAGATCTGAGCCAAGGCATCTTTTACTTCTCCAGCTGGATCTGTCTTTTCATTAACACCAAGTCCTCGCAAGCGATCTTGTAACTCAGCAGGTAAAGCTGCAATATTTAACTTATCTACTAAATCAGCTGCCTTAGCTTCTGCTGATACAAAATCAGCAAATACAGGACTTGGCAAAGAAGCTTTTTGCGCCTCCAACGCGGTCGCAAGGTCACCTTGAATGTATTGTGCAAGATCTTGCCTGGTGTAAGTATCAGGGGCAGGATCATATCCTTTGCCTTTACCAATAACTTCGTAATGAAGGCGAGCAAAATCAGCTTTGTTTTCTAGATCTAAACCATATTCATAAGCTAGTTGACTCCAGGATTTACCATCAATAACAGCAGCATCACTGTTGCGTGCGTTCCAGGCTGCATCAACAGCTATTTTTTGTTCAGCGTAGGTTGCTTGTTTTGCAGTTACATCAGTGCCTGTAATTGTTTCAGGATTAAAGTAAAAATTAGCATCAAAGCCACGTGTAACCTGGTTTGAACCAAGGCTATCAATATATGTATTTGCTTGTTTATTAGCGTAATCTTTTAATGCGCTAGATGCAAGCTGTGTCTGCAGAGCGTTCTGCTCATCTTTTGTAACGTCAATATAACTAACAAATTCAGAGATAGATTTAGAAGTATCAAAACGCGGTTTTAAATAATCATTGATGAAACCATTAACAAATTCTTGTTCTAGTTTGTATTTAATATTTGCATCTTCTGGGTTGGTGATCTCGCTCATATTGCGATATCTTTCTGTTAATGTTTTGTCAAACCAATCTTGCCAGTTGTAAGCAACAGAAGATCCAATACCAAGGCTTCTGTCCAACGTCGCAGATAATCCTTTTTCAACATCAGAACCAGCATTGAACCCAAGAAAACCACCAAATCCTGAATCGCCTAATATTGAATTTTTAATATCTTGTTTTAAAGAATTAACAGATGGCATTCCCATTCCCTGGAAAATATTAGCCATTTGCTCTTTCTTTAATGCCTTGCTGTACTCATTAAGAGTTTGTTTCAATACGTCTGCTGATAAGGCACCAAATGCTTGTTCCCCTTGTTTATCAACAAGGCTTTGGGTGGCAAGCGCTGCAAGTGAATCCGGTCTTGCTTCGCTTGTACCAGTTATTGTTTCCCTTAAGATCTGACGCTCTCTATCGGTAGGTGCTCTACCAACTTCTGTATACACTTCAAGATCTCTTGGTTTACCTAACCTGCCACTTGGTGCGCCAACCAGGGTGTAATTTGCATGCAAAAAAGAATCTAAATCAGCGTACTTCTTTGTAATATCAACGTCAGCAATCTTTTGCCCGCCAAAAGAAACAGAGGTGGATGCGTTATTCCAGCTAGCAACTTCATCTGGTACTTGCTTTGAATAAAACTTGGCATCAAAGGTAGATAGATCAGCGCCTTGTTTAGTCGGATCCCACTGGGAAATGCCTGAAGCAGTAGCGTAAAAATTTTCTAGTTCCTGTACTGTTTGCTGATCAATGTAATCATTTGGATTTGTATAATTACCCTGGAGCGATTGATCCAGGGATTCCATCAACTGCTTGTAGTTTGTATCTCCAGCTTGTATTCCATTAAAACGCTGCGCAATCTGACCAGCAACAGCCTTCTCATCTTCTGTTGCGTCAGCTGGTAATACAGGAGTAAGTACACCAGCCTTTACGTTAAACCGGATCATGATGCTTTTCTATATGCGTTAAAATCGACGAGGCTAAACTCATCTGGTTTCATCCAGGTTTTTATTCTATTCAACTTTTCTTCACTAAAGAAATCTTGTTGTTTGTACCAGGTTTCCATGTCGGCTGATGCCTTGTTAGCATTGCATCGGCAACAAGCAGGAACAAGGTTGTTCCGGTTAGAACAACCAGATTTAAAGCGAGGAATAATATGATCAAGGCTTGTAGCAACTCCTTCACAATACCCACACTTATTATCCCAAGCTTGGTATATACTTTGTCGGAAACGTTTTTTGGCAAGTTTAGGTGTTAATTCAACTAGCAGGGCAAGCGGCTCATGCTGGTTGCAAAACATACTTTTCTTGCTGTTAATTTATTTTAGTTTGCCCACATATGTAAGGTAACAAGATAAACAGATAAAGCTTTGCTTAAATTGCTTGACACACTGCTGTGCCAGGTTAATTTGTGCCTGTACTCAAAGCCTCATTACCGCATCAATGGCTAAGCATCCGGGCTGGGTTTCAGGTCAACAAGCCGAAAAACTTTTGGGCATCGACCGCAAAACGCTCCATCGCTATCGTGACAACGGCACGCTAAAGCTTGGTCCTCATTATGCAGCGTTCTCTGAAACCCGTTCCAGGGACAGCTTTCGTTGGAATGTAACAGCAGTCAGGAAACACCTGCAAAAGCAGGGTATGATGCCGCTGGCCGCTTAACTTGCCTATAGTGCTTCTTACGGAGATTGTGAGCAAGAAGCAAGTCAGTAATGTTTAATTCAACATTCTGAAAAGCCATTGCTTCATAAAGGGACAAACAAAGGGAACCAAGGCAGCTCTGTAGGTCACAGGGCTGTTTTTCTTTTAGGGAAAAAAGAAAAGCCCACTGAGGATGGACTGGTTTAATCGATCGTTTTTTGGATGGTAATGATATTGAGTAATCTTGATTCCATGTAAGATTTTTCAGTTGTTCAGGCTTAAGGCCATAGGCAGCAACCATGCCATAGAGCCAAGCAACATCTTTTGTTTTTTTCGTGGATGCTAAACGGAAGTACTCATCTACAATCCGCTGATCCAGGGGCGGTTGATAGGTCATGTCCAAATGAGCTGAGTAACCGAACCATATCCAATGGTGGGACCAACTCGCAAGGGTTAAATAAAAGCTTAATAAGTCCAGAGGGACTTAATATAAGTATACATTATTAATTAAGGTGAATATTCATTTCCGTTCTTGTCAAACATAACGAAGTTTTCAAGCAAGATACGATCGGTTGCAAAGTTAAACAACCTTTGTATCATCGGAAAAATCATTGGCGATTGACAGTTATAAGGAGGAACATCCATTTTTGATAAAGCATTCCTGGTCTGCATGAAATCTTTAATGCTTTCCTGTTCCTTCTCTGATTTTGAAACTAACTTTTGCTCCCATTCAGCCATGCTTTCAATCCCTACTGGGAAATCGGATGGTTCAGGTGGGAATACATTATCTCTAAATTTCAATGCATAGATATGTTTGCAGTAACGCAACTCATCCAAGAGTGGGGTCCAGGTGTCGTTAACTGCTGTAACCGTAATTTGTTCAATAGAGTTTGCGTCAGTTGTTTGCGTGACTGATGCGTAATCTTCAAAAACAGGTAAACCTTCTGGAGTTGATCCACGGATAGAAATATTGCTTGTGCTTCTTACATACGTTGCACCAAAATCTGCATATACCCCTGGATTATCTCTTGTTGACCTTCGATCGGTAGGAGCATTATCCGTTACTTCATAGTTCAAACCAAAGTTATCAGGCGATGTAACTTCCAAGGATCTATTTTGATTTGATTTAGTCATGCTGGAGTTATCAATAATTCCATCACGTTTGGTTATTTCAAAACGCCCTGGTTTCAATGTAGACAAACTTGTGCGTGGAAACTGCCGCCTATTTGAATCACCTTTTGAACTTAGATATGCATATTCCCTACGTGTGAAATCTTGGCAGGTGCACGAGTAACGCGAACCAGAATTAAGAAATCTCCCTGGAGTAAAACCGATTGGAGAAGGTGTTATAAAAGCCCCGTCAGGGCTTACCTGCACGGATCCAGCCTTCTTGAAGGTAAGGATACCTGTGTCCTGGTTAATGGCCACTACAACGGCTTGTACGTAGCCGTAGCGCGTTTGTGTGGCTGGGTTGATTGTATCTTGATCAATAATTTCACCACTAACCGTAAGAATACGGTCTTCAAAGATTTCTGTATTAGCTGGTTTTAATCCATTAGGTTCTCCTGCAACAGGAATGTAAAAAGGAGAAGGTAATGGATTAGATGCGCTCCAGGTACCCGCTAGCTTTACATACCAGAAGTTTGCATCTTCTGTAACTGATTCAATGAATAAGTTTTGACTACTCACTGGATCAGTAAGTTGATCGGTACGAATAGAGCCAGCGAATCTCCAAATAGCCCACTGCATCCCAAGCTCTTTATTGCTTGTGGGATAACCAACGAAAGCGCCTGAGATTGTAGTCGCAGGGTTACCACTGGATATGGTGTTAGGTATTTCGTAACGAAAACGATATGTATAGTCGTTATTATAAAAAGTTGCCGTAGCAAGTTCATATCCTCTACGCCAGCGAGACCAGGCCGATTCTCTATTTACTGCATAGAGTGAATCAGGTACTGATCCTCTAGAAAATTCTGTCGTAATAGGTTTAACCGGACGAGGATCGAATTTCTTCGCCCGGTCAAAATTACCAAAAGAGCTTCCACTCTTCTTTGGCATCAGAAGAATCCGCCTTGTGCGGTTACGTGAGCACCTGGCGTGTAACCAGAAATATTCAAGCCATCAGGGAACACACCAACGTAAATGCGATCACCACGCTCCAGGTAAATGCCTTTGTTGCGTAGAGGCGCAGTGGGACCAAGGCCATTTGTGTTACCTGCGCCAACAACAGGTGTTGCAAGCTGAGGAAGGAGATCAGAGCAATCAACAGTACCGCTACCTGCTGGCACTGTTTTTGCAAAGAGTACACGGTAGTCACCCGATGCAGGGATAGGTGTTGTCGTACCACGGGTGTGGTAGAAGACAAAGGTAACATTGGGTTGATCTCCCCAGGCTACACCGTTATAAAGGAAACCTGAAGAAGATCCGCCTGAGTACTCAAAAGATGTATTAATACCTGTCAGGGTAGTTGCACCTGTATAGGTGTAATAACCGTAGCCACTTGCAGGAGCTGGAGTAACAACACCTGTTTCAGCAACAAAAACAACTTGACCGCTAACAAGAGAAATTACACTGCCAGATGTGACTGTATTAACTGTGTAATCAGCAGGACGATAGAAGTCATTACGAGTAATGGTGATTGAATCAACGACGCCACCACTGTTGTTATCTTCTTGTAGTGCAGCATCCATATCCACGAGGATAGATGGTGCTTGTCCACCTTGCACGAAAAGTGTATTGGCAGTAGAACTACCAACAGTTTGAGTGGTTACGCGAACCGAATCAAAAAGTGGCCTATCAACCAGGAGCGGTTGCTTGTTTGTGCTAGTACTGGATATTTTACTAAACACCCTGTCTATGCTAGTTTGACAGGGGCCTCCAAAAACTTCTCTTATTCTAATGGCACAAACAACTTTTCAATATAAACCTTATTGACCAAGCAAGCCTAATACTTCTTGTAGGCCAAACTGTGGACGTTGCTGGAATAGTGATTGCATCACTTGTCCTTTCATTGTATCAAGAAAAGAACGAGCTTCAGGTTTTGCCTCTTCTTCACCAGATAAATTAATGTTGATACTAACAGGTAAACCCAGGGGATTTTGAAGCTGTTTTTTTAATTTCCTTTCTTGTTTTTTTGTAAGTTGAGTTGTGGCCCCAAACGTTTGTGTTTCTTGTGGCTGACCAAAAACTTTCTGGAGATCAGCAAGTTTTTTAACAGGTTGGCCATAGTAACTCTCGCCACTTTCGGTGGGAAGAGAAGCCCATTCTGGTGCTAGTGCAGAGGATACACGCTGGCTAAAACCTTCTTTTTCAAGGGTTGATAAACCACCGATAGGCATCAAGCGATTACGCAACAAACGTGTAGCAGCAAGATCTTGATTCTGTGGACCAAAATCAGATAAGCCTAGTGCTTTTGCTTGTCGCTCCCAGGTAAAGGGCATGAATTGGTATGCACCAGCAGCTGCACTTTTATAGCGTCCTCCATCAATAACTTTGTCTGGATGCCGCTTTAGATCAGGTGCCAAGCCACCGCCAAACATGACGCGATAGGAATCGGGTCCGCCACGTTCAGTACCTTCCGCAAAACGAATAACTCGCAATGCGTTCT